TCACAATAATTTTATGTTTTTATTTTTTTGATATATAAATACTATGGAAAGAAATAATACATATTTTGGAAAAGTAGTAATCAATGATGATCCTGAAAGAATCGGTAGATGTAAAGTAAAAGTTCTTGGGGTCTTCGATGAATTACAAGACAACGATCTACCTTGGGCGTTTCCTGCTTATAATATGTCATTTGCAGGAGGAGAATCAAAAGGTTATGGATCTATAAGTGTTCCAAAATTGGATACTATAGTACGAATACGATTTGAAAATGGAGACACATATTTTCCTGTATATTGGAGTATTCCAATTGCAAATGAAACTATGAAGTCTGAATTGAATGATTCATATTTAAATTCTCATGTAATTACTTACGATGAAGATGAAAATATGAAAATTCTATATAGTCCTTCAATTGGTTTAAAATACCATTTTAATGGATCTCATGTAACGATAAATCCTGATAAATCTATAACTATTGAACATGATGCAACTCAGTCAGTTATAGAATTAAATGGATCAAATATAACTATTGTAGCTAATAATAAAATTGAAGCAACAGCTCCAACTAAAATAGAAATAAATAGTTCAAATGTACATGTTAATGGTGTGAAAACAGAATTAGGAGCAGCTCCAGTATTTTCAAATATATGTGCGGAGCCCCTTTGGGTTTTTTTAAAAGCATTAGCAGCAGCAGCAGATGCAAAATGGCCTCCATCACCAGGAGTACTTTCAGCACTTGCTGCAACTGCTGAAGTAGCAAGTACATCAAAAACTGTAAAAACTTCATTATAAAATGGCTAAATCACTACTTCAAATAACGCCTTATGCCTTGGTAGAATTAGATTACGACACTACAGTAATATCTACCAATACGCAGTCTTTTTTGTTTTTCAATTCTTCATATACAAATGAAAGACAATTACTGAATGTTACAAAAGGAAATAATCCAACATCTAATATTTTAGATAGATCTGCTGTACGTTTGACTGATTCTAGAACTTGGGCACATTTAGATCAAGATAGAGCTATCCCTTATAATAGTTATGATTCTGCAAATCTTTCTCAAAGTTTATTAAGTGATTATACTAGTACACAATGGCCAGTTGAATATGAAACTTTAAAATTACATTTACTATCAGGATATAATCTAGAAGATTTAGATGGTTTACTTCTTAGTGTTGAATACCCTGAAGTTTCTGGAAAGAATTGTACAGTTGCTCAAATAGCTTATTTAAAAGGCGATGAGTTTATTAAATTCAATGCTAGACCAATTGTAATTTCAGGACGAAGTTATGATAGATATATTGAAGTGTTAATACCCTCTCTTTTTAGTCTTAACGATGAATTTTATGCTAACCCTACATCTGGAGCTTTAGCTTATTGGTTAAGTTCTAATAACAAAGGTTTTTTGAGAAGCGGTTTAATTTCTATTACATTAAGAGAAATTACTACATCATCAGATAATGGAACAGTTCTTTCATTAACGGCAGGTAATGTTACAAATATAACATATAAACAACAGGATGCATATAGTTTATTAAGTGCTGTTATCATTGAAAATGATGAAGAAGATTGTTTTGAATATTACCCTTCATGGCAAGGTGGATTTGTAGAAGATTTAGTTTCTAGTTTAAATTCAGTTGGTGGAGATTATTATGTTTTTCATGAACTATATATTTATGAGCAATTAGGGTTTAGTCAAGTACAAAGCGATTATTTTGTTTCTATACAAGAAGGTAATTTTAATGAGCCTAAAAAATTTAGGCCTATTTTAAAAAATGCAGATTCCGCATATTCCTTTAGTATAGATTATGTAATGAGACTTACAGACAAAGATACTGGAAATCAAATTGTAAGGACAGCCTCTATCACTTCATTTGAGCCTAAAAGACATGGAAGAAAAATAGAAAAAGTTAATTTAGAGGGTTCAGTAAGATCCTTTAAAATTTACAACAAAATTATAGAAGAAACTAAACTTCAAGTTAATAGAAAAGTAGTAGATAAAAGAGTAGAAAAATTATATACTCCTACATTTTTTGATTTTAATGAAGTAGCTGTAAATACATCTAATGTAATCTTAAAAACTGATGGAACATTTACTACTGAATCTGTATGGAATTGGGATGTTATTTTTGGACAAGGTGAAGCTATTATGCTTATACATCCTTATGAGAACTATGTTAAATTTAAAATGCATAGATATTTAGAAAATAATGTTACGACTTCTTTAGATTTACGTTATGATGTTGATTTATTTTTAGTAATAGAATACGCTGGAAAAAGAGTAAGGTTTTCTAAATTAGAAGGATTTTATTCGACAAATTTAGCTGAAGGTGAAATAGTATTTAAGATACCTGCGAAAGATTCTTCTGCTATTTATTCTAATGAAGGTGGCATATTTTATATCACATCAAAAGTTCCATCCTTTATAAAAGTTAAAGTTATGGACAATTTTGTTGGAGGAATTGCTAATAAAGAAATTAATATTATTTCTAAAGAATTTTATTCTAAGGGAGACACAGATTTATTTGAATTGATATATGATGGGGTTACTTATTTTGTTCCTAAAAATATGCTTCAAGTTATTCAAGTTATTCCTACAGGATCAGGAGTTAGTGAAACTACTTTATATACAGGTAAATGGAGAAGAATGCAAGATGCAGATACTGTAAAAGATGATATTGAAAAAATAAGAAGAAATGAACTTGAAAGGGTTTTAAATAATATTAGAACTTCTCAACTATCTTTGAATACTCGTCAATCTGAATTAAGTCAAAAATCATCTGAACTTGCAGCGTTAGAAGCTAAATTAAATGCGCAATCCTCCTCACAAAATGCACAAGCAGATTTACTTAATTCTCTACAAAGAGATGTTGCAAGTAAAGATAAAATAAATAATCAAAGAGAATTAGATTTAAGAGAACAAGCTAGGAAGGCAGCAGAAAAAGAAAATCAAAATATAGCTGCATTTCAAGACCAATTAAATAAGATTTTAAAATCTATTGAGGACCTTGAAAATGTAAGTGGTGAAGGTGCTGGTGGAGGTGAAGGTAACCAAGGTGGAGGAAACCAAGGTGGAGGTAACCAAGGTGGTGAAGGTGGAGGAAACCAAGGTGGAGGTAACCAAGGTGAGGGTTTGGGTAATCAAGGTGGAGGTACACAAGGATACCAAGGTGGAGATAATCCAGGTGGGGGAGGGATAGTCAAAACAGTGGTAACGCAAAATGATGTAATTAATCCTACGCTTGGATTAGATAGATTTAATCCAAATGCAAATATTACTGGTGTAGCTAAAACTATAAATTATGTTGATTTTCTAGGAAGATCTGGCAGTGATTTGGGTGTTTTACCTTCAGTTGGATTTTCACCTCTAACTATAGATGCAGGTTTAAATTTTTCTAACAAAGGACCTTTAGTTGGTGGTGGATTTGGAACAGGTGTCCCAATAGTTAATAATAATTCAGGTGTTAATGCTATTTTAGGTACATCTGGTAGCTCAGTAGCTAACAAAAGATCATTTATTTCTGATTCTTTAGGAACAAGAAATGGTGCTGGATCTAATAGTGGTGTAACAGTTCTACCTCCTGCTGGAAATACTGAAAAAATTGTAAAAGGAAAAGTTAAAACTTGGAGTGATATTTTAGGTGATACGCATACTGCTTGGCAACAATATTTTTCTTTATTTTCGAAATCTACAACTAATATTCGTACTTATGAATCGTGGGATTTCTTTAATTATGATAGAAGGTTAGCTAAATCTGAAATAGATAAATATAACTATAGAGCTTTTGATTATATCCGTGCGAGAAACAAAGGAGAGATAATTGAATTACAAGTAGAATCTATTTATTATTTATCAGTAGGTGATTTATTAGTAAGTAAAGATGAACATGTGAAAATTGAGATTACTTATTTATCATCACCAGGTAGAGTTCGTGGTATTTATATTGATACTAACGTTGCATATAGTTTGGGAAGAATTGGAGTTGTTTTAGGTAGAAATGTTAATTTTCCAGGAGCTCTTACGAAATATGGCAAATATACAAAAGGATGGGTATTAAAGACTATACTTTATGAAGAAGAAAACATTGATTGGACTATTATCAAAAAGAATAGTGGTGGTAATAGAGGTGGAGGTAATGGAGATGGTGGTGGTGGAGGTGGAGGTGGAGAAGGTACTGGTGTTAAACAACCTCTTTAATAAAAATCTTTTATATTTTTTATGATACTAAATGCAAGACAAAATTTATTTGATTTTAGATTTCCTAAAGGATTCTTCTTTCCTCAGATTGAAGAAAAATATAGGTCATATATTAGAGCATTGCCTTTACCTATAGATAATGTAGCAGATTTTTTGAATCATACAATTCAATCTTTTACTTTACCTAGCATTTCAGTTCCTTCTGCTGAACAAACATTAGGTGCCAGAAAAACTTTTTGGAGAGGGCATTTACCACAACATTTATTAACTAATCAAAAATTTACAGTTGCATTTAAATTAACTGAAGGTTATATAAATTATTTTGTGTTGTATGATCAATTACGATTGTTTTTAGAATTTGATAATGAAATAGAATTTTTACCTACCTGTAGATTACGTCTTTTAGATTATGGAGGTAAAGAGTTTGTTGCAATAAAACTTCAACAAATTACCATGACAAATTTAAGTACTTTAGAACTAAGTTACACTTCTGCTTTGCCTGAACAAAAAACATTTACATGTGAATTTACCTTTAATATTTTTGAATTATTAAAAGAAAAGAGTTAATTTATTACTATATTTGTACATATTTTTAAATTAATTATAATAACATGTATACTTTAAATTTTATTCAAAAGTGTTTATTTTTTGATATTGAAACTACGTCTCGTTTTAAAACCTTTGAGGAATTCAGAATTAATGAATATGAAATTTCTAAGATCTGGACAGACAAATGTTTAGAACATGCTAAATATAAAGATAATCCAGAAAAAAGCTATGAAGAATCTGCATCTTTATATCCTGAATATGGAAAAGTTGTTTGTATTTCTTATGGTTATTTTTGTACAACAGATAACAAGTGGAAAGTAGAATCTTTAAGTGATAATAATTCGAATGAATGTAACTTGTTAAAGTCTTTTGCTAAAATAATAAATACAAGATTTTATCATCATATTTTAGCAGGATTCAACATTAAAAAATTCGATGTACCTTTTTTGTACAGAAGAATGTTAGTTCATAAAATTTTGCCCCCCACACAGTTTGATACATGGGATAAAAAACCTTGGGATATTATTTCATTAGACTTGTATAGAGTTTGGAGTGAACTTTATACAATTAACAGTATGTGTAGTTTTGATTTGATTTGTCATTTAATGGGTGTTGAATCTCCAAAAAATGGGAACGTAAGAGGATCTAATGTTGGTGAATTTTATTTTAATGGTAATATAGATGATATCGTTAAATATTGTAGAAAAGATGTACAAGCTTCAATAAGATTGGCTATGAATTTAGCTCATGAGAAGCTTGATGAAATTGTTAACTGATTTCATCGAATAAGTCTTTAAACGTTGGTATTTCTTCATATCCAGCAAAACTCCATAAATGATTTAGTAAATTTAGTTTACTTGTCTTTAATACTTTATTTGAAGGAAATACTGAAGATGACCTTTCAATATATGAATTATTTTTTCTTTTCCAACTTAAGTAATTAAGCAATTCATATTCGGTTTGATTATCTTTAGGAATAATATGATACGTTGAAGAATTAAATTCTTTATAATTATTTATCAATCCTTCTATTATACTATTTAATGCTTTATTTGTAATATAACTATGTTTATTATCAATTGAACCATAGTATACTTTCTCATCTAATAATGATTGTTCTAAAAATTTATCATCAAACAAATCATATCGTAATAACCAGGCTCTAGCTCCTTCAATTTCTCCACTTGAACGAGTTTTAGCATATAGTGTTTTGGGATTATGAGAATCTATTTCAGTCTTGTCCCAATTAGTTTCGCCAAACACTACACCAGATGAAGTAAATATAAATTTTTGATTTGTATATTTATTATAAATATAATGAGGCAAATATGAATTAAATATTATCATATCTTCAGCATTATTATTATTTAATTCTAAATCATAGATTACCCATTCTATGCTAGCATTCTCTTGAAGGATTTTTTCTATAAATCCATCTATATGATTAACAATATTTAACCCATGTATATTATCTGTAAGAGTAATACATAAACGAATAGAATTTTTAATAACTCTTTTAGTTTCATTAGAAATAACAAGTATAGAGTTTTCAGTCATGGTATATTTAAATCTTAAGTGAAGAAATTTTGTATTAAAAACTTTTTATAATTATTGTAAGGGTATTCAAATGTATAAGATAACTCTATAAATTTTTAGGCATTATAATATCTATTTTATCTTCGGATTCTAATTTTATTTCTTCTTCTGCTTCAAAAGTTTTCGTACTTTCTTCAAGTTCAGAAGCATTTTTTATAGCCATTAATAGATTTCTAGTACCACGAAATTTTAAAGAGTTAGGATTAACTCCTTCAGTATCTTCCATAGGCAGTTTTTTCTGTTCAAATAATTCGCTTTTTAATTCTTTATAGTTTTTTTCCAAAACCATAACAGTTTGTAAAAGTTCCTTTGGCATATTATCTTTTGAACCCAGTAAGGATGCTAAAGCATTATACATTTTAAAATCATCATCTCCAGAATCAATTCTTTCCATTATTTGTATTAAAGCTACATCACTTATTGCTTTTTTCCATAATATTTCTGATAAAGCAATTGTATCAATATTAAGCCTTTGTTGAACTTTAGGATCTAACATATTTTCAGTTGAAACATAAGATTCACAAAATGCTTCTACAATAGGCCTAACAGTATGATTTGTTTCATCTAGTAATTTTCTAAAATCTGTAAAACCTGTTTTTGGTTTAGTTACAGTTTGTATTATTTTAGGATCACTTTGTATTTTACCTTGAATATCTTGATTTACTCTTTCAAGTTCTCTTAGAATGTCTAGGTCTTGGTTATTTGAACTCATATGTATTCCTATTATCTATAATAGAGTTATAGTAAATTATAACAATTTGTTTGGATGACCACCAACGTATGGTAATTTTATTCTTGGTATTGCATTATCAATAATAATAGATTGATCTGAATCTGAAACTATTGATTCATTTAAAAACTTAACCATTTTTTCTGGTTCTATAGTTGTTGACATTAGTCTTAAATTTGTCATCTTTAAATAACTAGCCATGACTTTATATTTAAATGAATGAGATACATCATTAATATCTATATTATTATAAATATATTCATACATAACATCCATATCTGTAGTACTTGGTGTATTGGTATTTTGATTCCACTTTCTCTTTAATATAGTAAGTGACAGTTGCTTATACTGAGCTGAATAATTAAATACTAAACAATACCAAGTATCAAGAGATAAACCTTCAGGAAGTATAAAATTATAAACGTCAGTTCCTACAGTAGCTTTAAAGAATTTATTATCATGACATTCTAATCTAAACCCTTTATCATTATAAAGACCATCTATAAATATCTTAGGATAATTTTTTCTTACTTTTAAACCAGCATAATTACAATTCCAATCTGGATATGTATTATTTAAATAATTTTGAATATCTGTTGATATTTCTACTTTTATTACTAATGATGATACTTTTTCAGTAACTGTTCCATAAAATGTTAATGTCGAATTTGTTTTTGTAAATGTAACAGTGTCACCAACTTTAGCTCCTGTATCAGCATTCGTTGTAATTGTATATTCTGTACCATATTCTTGTAAAACTGTTACTGAACGAATTAGAGTAGTTGGATTTCTCAATAAAAACCAACATGTTAACGCTCGTTCGGCTGTTGTATTCCAAGCCACAGGTACTAAGTAATCTATCATAGTTCTTACAATTCCTTCCGAATCTACTGGAGAAGCACTCAAATCATATCTATAATGTGATATTAAAGTATGATAGTTTATTAAGTCTCTTTCTTCAATTATAAGATTAGGATCTATATAATCTCTAACTTTATCTGTTCTTTTTGTAGATACTGTAAACTGCTGAATATTATTTATTTTTTTTAATTCCTGATTCACTTTATCATCAAATAATTCAGAAGTGCTATTACTTAATTCATCAAGTTCTGCTAAAATCGCTTCATCTTTTAATACATTTGCTTTATCTGCATATTTAATTAAAGAAACTTTATAATATAAATCTTTATACATAAAATCTCTATGCTGTGTAGATGAAGCAACTTCATATAAACGATTTGAGATAGGAAGATAGATTATATCTCTTTTTTGTGGTCCTACACCTTTCCCGAAGAATGATTCAAAGTATCGTTTATCTATATGGACTTCAAATGGTTCTTCATAATCAATATTAAATGGATTGAAGGCTAACTTCGAATCTGGAAATTGATTATTTGGTACTAATATCTTTATACATTTATAATCCTTGGATGATTCATAAATTCCATATTCCTTTAGAATTACATCCAAAGATCGCATCTGAGGAGTTACTCGAATATAAGCTGCTTTATGTCCAAAAATTTTATTTACATTATATGATAATTTTCTTTGTAGTTCAACTCCTAAATTTACTGCATATGGATCAAAATAAAAATCATTAAGAAATGCGGATCCCCTATGATTTCCTGAAGTATACGCATTAATAGGAGGTTGCAATACGTTATCATCTGTATTTTCTGGATGTGTAACTATCAATGGACTTATTACATTTATAGTTAGAGGATCCCCTGAAACTAAGGTGTATCTTATTTGAAAATAAATGACTAACTGACTATCTAAAGATATATTTTCGATATTTGTTGTATTAAGTTCTATCCATGAAGAATATGTTTCTTGATCAAAACTCCAGCGAACTTCTTTTTCTACAATAGTTTCATCTACATTGTCATAATCTACATTTTCTTCAAATTGATATAAATCAATTCTTGGTAAATTTGAAATAGTTTGACTGATTATAGTATAATCACCAGGTAATGATAAATAAGAACTCATGTACTAATTGTTAAATATTAAATTATATATATTCTTGTTTTTATTGAAGATATACATATTATATTTTTATTATGAATTATAATTAAAATAACCTACCAATTTTTTTGGTTTTAAAAATATCAAATTCTACATTTAATTCATTTAGTAGCTCTTCTTTAAATTTAATTGGAATTGCATTAAAAAATTGTGATAAATTAATTTTTAATATTTCAGCAGTTTTATCTATTAATTCTACTCTAGACCATTCCATTGTATTTGTATTTGTATGAACTATAATATAAAGTTCAGATATATTATTTTTTGGAAATTTTCTTTGTTCTATTAAAAAATGTGCAAATTCTGATTGTTCTATAATAGAAACTATATGGTTTTCCAACCTTGATTTTCTATCATATTCATGTGGATTTTTACAATGATCTAAATATTGATCTATAAAAATTTCATCGATAGTATTATTTTGTGTAGCTATAAATTCAATGTTATTTTGATTATAGTCATTATCTAAAATTTTATCGCCTCTTTTGTAACGAGAATTACTCATATTTTTTTGTTTTTTTTATTCGATATCTTGTGTTATTGGTGAATCTTGATCTTCATCAATTTTCATATAATTGTACTTTACATTAAATTTCTTTCGATAATTTTTTGCTTGTGCATGTCTTGTCAAAAGTGCTTTAATAATATAGCTATTTTCACTATACATAAGTGGATCTTGAATAATTGCACCCATAAAATCCACAGTATGTGCTAATGATGAACCTTCTGCAATATTTGTAATATTAATATTACTTGAAGCAAAGGCTCCTCTATTTACCTGCATTGCTGTAACAATGCACCATTTTTGTTTCTGTCCCATAGCTCTTAAATCTTCTGATACATGCTTAATTTTCATATATGTATTTTCAGAATTTGGAATTCTCCAATTCTTGACGATACCTATGTAGTCGATAATTACAACATCAAATTTAATTCCATGTACCTCTTGTTCCTTTTTTAAATATGACTCGAAATCGGGAACAGATGCTGTAGACATCGGAAACTCTTTAACGAATAATTGTCCAGGAACTATAAATTCAGTTGTAGAATTTTCATATTTAAAGTCTTTAAGTTTTGTCTTCATTTCAATAGGATCTTCAGCTGATACAGAATATTGATCCATTGAAAGATTAAGAAGATTAGCACCACATCTTTGTGTAATCTCAAAATCTTGTAATTCTAAAGTTATATAGCAAACATTATGACCATTTCTAACTGCATTACAAGCTAGATTCACAAGCCAAACGCTTTTACCCACCTTAGGCTCTCCAAGTAGTACTACGAGGTTACCATACCCATACCCACCACCTAAAACAGCATCCAAGAAAGGATAACCAGTAGTAAAACGTTCAATCCTTTTAGATTTATGAGATTCAGCATTGTAAAAGTCCAAACCTCCATTAAAATCTAAACTCATAGATTCGTTTTCTAACAAAAGCTTTTTTATCGTGTAAACAAAATCGTTTACATTTTCAGTATTTACTTCTGTCGTTTGAGCATATTCAACACCACTTTCTAAAGCAATCATAATGTTCCTATATTCTAGGAATGTATGAAAGTTATTTTTTAACCATTCTTGATCATATTCATTTATATCTACATCAAAAATAGAATCAACTGCTTCTGTACTTACTTTATCTGTTAGTTTCTTTTCAACTAATAAATGCTCAAATTGTTTTTTACTAGGAATTTTATTAAATCTTTCAAAAAACTTTTTTACAATAGAGAATATTCTTTGATACTCTTTAATTCTAAAAAAATCTACTTTAATCTTATGTAGATAATCAGGATTTTCTAATGTATATTTAAGATACAAACGCTCAAATTGAGTTGATTCCATTTTTATTTTTATTCCCAGCCATGTTTGAGCAAAATAAATGTTGTTTCATTTTCTTGCTGTAAAAATTGTTTTTTTAATAATTCATTTAATATTAATTGTAATTTTTCTTCATCTTGCAAAACTATTTCTAATAGTTTTGATTTAGAAATTTTATTTTTTTCTTTGTACTCTAGATAACGAGCTATTTCATATAGAACGTCCTCTGAGCATGGCCAAGAATCCATTTTTTTATAGACTTTAAGTTCATACTTTAATTTAAGCTTTTTTGGGTCTATATTGATTCCCATAATTACTCTTTATCCTCATCACTTCCTGATGGTAAATCCATTCCTTCAAGATCCTCATCTAAAACTGTAAACTCATCATCATTTAAAGATTCTGGTAATAAAAATAGTTTACCCATTTTTTCATTGAGAGCATTTAACACTTCAGGAGTAAATACTTCTTTTGTTAGTAGTTCTTTCGCTGAACGTATATTTTTACCTAAATGTCTAACCGCATATGTTTTTGCTGCATCATCAGCTACAAATTCTATTTCATTAGTTTCTATTTCATCAAACTTTGGTTTACCTCTATAGATTACTTGAGTCCCACTTTCATCCAATACAGGTTTTTTTTCTATCTTTTTAGTAAGTGTACCTCTTTGTATACCACAGGTTTCCCAATCTACAAAATTCTCAAGGTAAATATATCTATTCATACCTGAAAAAAAGTTAATATGAAATTTAATAGGTATAGGTCTTGTAAAACGTGACTTCTCTAATTTAGAAGTTACGATGATACCACTTTGACTCATATTAGCGTCTTTAGACTGTTTTGTTTCTTCTTTTAATTTAGCCTTTGTCAAAATAATATTTACTGATGGATTATATTGTACTCCACTTCCTCCTGCTATTTTATCAGTTGGTACATAAGCGGTTGTATCTGTATATGTGTGGTTAACAAATAAAATTGGAACATTTAACTTTCCAGAGGGAACTGTAATGGTTCTAAAAAGAGATTTGATTTCTGAAGGTCTAGTCATATCCCTTTTATGATCTCCAGTTTTAGAATCATTATCTTCTTTGGCTGTCTTTAAATTACCTATAGAATCTATAATAATCAAAAATTTGCCTGGATCTTTTTTTTCTTTAATAGCATCTTTCATTGCTTCAAAAATTTCTACAATTTGATGCTTAACATTATGTATTACATCTTCTGGAATTAAAGTAAATTCTTTTGTATTTACTCCAAATTTAGAAACATGATTTTCATCTATAGCAAATTCAGTATCAAAATATAAAATATGGTAACCAATTTTTTGAGCTTCTCTTGCCATATTTAGAGCTAAATAAGTTTTTCCTGTTCCTGATGGTCCGCTGATACCTATAATCCTATTTGAAGGTATACCTCTAAAAAGGGATCCTGAAATTTGACAATTAAAAGCATAATTTCCTGTTGGTATCCATTCTTTTATTTCTCCAAATGCAGATTCACAAATTAAAGCTGCATCTGGATTTACTTTTTTTAGTCTAGATAATATTGACCCTTTTGCAGATTTTGCTAAATCTTGATTCTTATCGTTTTGCTTTGCCATGTTTTTCTT